CCTGTACATTCACCAATAAATCCTTGCATTTTACCACCAACTGCTTTTTGCGAAGTATCTAATGTAGCTAACGCATCGCCTCCAGTATATGAAGCGGCAACCGTTGACGGTGTAAATGATTGTCCTTCTGTTAATGTAGACCAACCATTATTGGCTATTTGTTCAGTTGTCCAAGTAGGCAGGTTAGCATTAAAAACCTGGCATTCAGTTGGTATTACATTACCTAACATAGAAGTTACACCTTTTGTAACTTGCAATGCCGCGGTTTGTTGCATAATAGTTGTTACAGCTTCGCCTAAACTTAAAGTTTTTCCTGGATCTGGGGCACTACAATCATCACCCATTACTTTACAACCAATTACATTAACCGTGACCTGTTTTGGAAAATCACATACTATTTTTCCAATAACGTATCCTGTCATAATTTTATTCTCCTATTGAATGATCTTTCCTGCTGACGCAGCTATAAGACCAGTTGTTGCTTTTGTATATTCAGCACATACTTCTTTCTGTGCTTCAGCAACTGCAATAACTTTATTTTTATCAACAACTATAATTAAATTTTCAGCAGATGCTGTTATCATATAAGGTGTTAGTGCCGCACCTTGTGGTCCAATTGATAAAGAAACTGGCCTGACAAATTCATATGTTGTATCAGTTTCTTCGCCTAACTTTGAAACAATTTCTTCACCTGATATTAATTTAGCACTAATAATATCACCATTTTTAAATTTATTTGTTTTTAACATGTTTATTCCCATTGGTCTTCTTCAACAACATACAAAGTATACTTGGCTGTTAATTCATCGTCTTTCTTGATATCTTTTTTTGTTACCAAATACTTTACTGGTATTTGATGCCAGAAGCCATTGAGTATAATACAAGTAGGATCGTCAGAATGATTATAAAATGCTCCTAACGCTGTTCTTATATACCCGTGTGGAAAATTCTTATTAGCAACATGTACTATTCCTAATACAGTATTTGCTTTAAATTCTTTTGTCGCTACTACACCTAAGCCGTCTATACCACTTTTACCTATTGTAATACCATCAGGAAGTGGCCTATACATTATATTTTTCTATTTCTTTAGACATAGAACTATAATAACAAAAAAATACTACTTTGTCAAGTCTAAAATCGGCGTTGTATAAATTCTATTGTACCGTCTACACCACGTAGGTTTTTATATAGCAAGAATCCAAAATACTTTGTTGAATTATCTACATCTACATATGAAGAACTACCATGTACTTCACCATATTTTGTAGTGTAAGCGGCAGTTCCTGTACCACCTGTATTTGCTACAGAATCATCATAATCTTGTTCAAGTACCGGATCGCCTTTTGTTGTTACTCGTCTAGCAACTACTGTTGCAAACTCAAATGTTTGTATAGCACTAAATGCAGCTACAGCACCAGTTGTTGATAATGCATCCATTTCATTCCATTGATCTAATATTGCACCGTGTCCTTTTACATTTGCACCATTAACTAAAGGAAAACCTACAGATGCTCTACCTACCCGCGTTACATAATAAGTCGGGGAACCTACACTATCTGTGAACTTAACACTATAATCAATTTCTATATTCGATATACTTGTTAAATCATACCGGACAACACCCACTAATGCTTGTGTTGTAGTATATACTGAACCCACTGCTCGATAAACTTGTGTACCTTGTATTGGATTAGTAGAAGAACTACCCGGTGAGGTAGTATCACTAACCGTACGTGTTGAAGGATTACCAATTGTTAAGTTTGAAAATACATCTCCTACATTCTCATCAGTTACAACCCTAATATTTGAACGAAGATGTGATAATTGTCTTAATGGATTAGAGCCTTCTGCTAACCAACTTTGATTTAAAAACATTGATAAATTTTTAGCACCAATATGACTACGAGTCGCAAAAGTTAAATCTTCATCCATACTATATACTGGTACAGTTGTATCAGTTGCATCGCCAAGCGCCACGTCGGTACCAAACTTTGCTACACCTTTACCACCATCATTACTAATATTAACTGTAGTGCCATCACCATTGCCCCAATATGCATTGCCTAACCCACTAATTGCACCATTTAGCTTACTGCTTGCGTGAATAAGATATTCATCAAACCATTCTTTAACTGATTTATTACTTGAACTTGTAGCAACACCAGCATTAGGAACATTAGTGCTGTTATCTGCTTTTGGAATTTGTGCATCATTAAAACCAACAAAACTCTCGCCAGTAGATTGATCAAAATATAATTGGCTAAGATCTATTACTTGAGTTAGATTAGTAAGAGCAGTGCCGCCGCCTGCTGGTGTATCATAACTTGCATTGAACGCATTTATAAGATATGTTTCTAAATCTTTTTTCGTTAAATGCACAACATAGATAACATCAGTAGCAACTAATGCTTTAGCAAATTGTATTCCTAATGTTCCAACGCCACCAATTAATTTATAATCATTAACTGTTACTGGTGCACCATCTGGATCGCCTGGTATTAATTTAGCGTGTGATGAGGTAGCCGGAGAATATTTATGAACTGTCAATGACTGATCATTAATACCGCCTGCTAATTTAACACCACTAGCATGTGCGGCAGTTGCACTTAAACCTGAGTGTACCGACAGAATTGAAAATCCTGTTGATGGAGTTGGTCCTATGCCGGTTACTCCAGTAATAACATCTCTCTTAACTATAAACTCTGTAATATTATTTTGTAAATGACTATTAGTAAAATCAAACCCTGTAGCAAAAAAACCAAGCTGTATAGTTCTATTTTGTATTCCACTTAATGAATCGGTAACATCATTACCAATAAAAAGTTCTCGTGAATCTGTGGCTAATCCAAACTCACCCGGTGCTAATGGCAACGGGAGGTCTCGACGAAGTCCACGGCGTTGTTGCATTTTGGTTATTTTAGCCACGAATTTATTCTCCAGTAATTCTTAATATTAGTATTTATCATAAACCTGATAATACTCTTTTAGTTTATCAAGCCATTTACTAATATATTCATCAAATTCATCTTGTTCAATTGTGAATTCTAAATACTTTCCCTCATGTGTGACCATCATAATAACAACTGTTTTTATATCTGTGCCAAATAATTCATTATGTGCCATGGCATATGCTGAACCTTGTAAAAAATAATCCTCAATCCATTCTCTCTTTTTTACTGAACGAGAGGTTTTAAAATCTATAATAGCGGGTTTATCTTTCCAAAGTCCTACGCAATCTGTAGTACCTGCATAAAGGTCTGGTGAATACAATGATGCTTCTAAACCCCAAACTTCATTTATATTAACGAGGCCTTCATTAATAACTACATCTGCTAACTTTGATGCTATTTGCCTAATTAAGTTTGTACCTGTAGGGCGTTCTATACCTAAACAATGATTCTCTAAATGTTTATGGGTTGCTGTACCTAAATTTGCAGCTTCTGTTAAAATACGTTGTGCTTCTGCGTGTCCTATCCTGTCTCGCCATTTATTAATTCCAGTCATATCTTTCATACGACCGAGAATAGTAGTCACAGAAGGTACTTTTGCGCTACCTGTATCATAAAGGCGTTGACCATTAACGTCGGTTCTTTTTAGGATGGGGTATTCGTATAATTTGTTTATTAAAGACATTAATATATTATACTACAAGACAAGCAAGGATGTCAATTGTTTTACCAAGTTACATACCATTTAAAAGTGGCATTTGTTGTATCGGCATTCTTTTGCCTAAGGAGAGTATAACCTTTATCTGCAAAATATTTAACTACTTCAGACATTTGCTGTTTATATGTAGTATTTACAGAAGTGTTTTGCCAAACAGTATAATAAGTTTTACTAACAGCAGTAGCAGTTGTTGTTGCCGCTGTAAGACCCAGATCACCTAATATTGTACCTGTTCCAACTGCAATTATTAATGTAAAATTATTATTATCACTTGAAATTTTTAAAGCGCCAGCAACGGCTGTCTTACTTGCAGTAATACCAGTTACTGCTAAAGTATTAATATCATCCACTATTGAGTTAATTGTTGTACCACTTGCTGTTACAGTGGTACTATTAATTGTAAAAGTATGAGCAGCTGTCGTTGTTGGATTATTAACTGTTCCAGTAGCAGAAATTGCTGGAGTACTCATTGTCATTGTAGTACCATCAGATACTGTAGCATTTAATAAATTACTGCTAACCGCAGCTAAAATTGCTTCTTCAATTGCACGAACTTCCTGGAGTATAACCAAGTTTCCTTGTGCTTGTAATTTTGCATCTGCGGCACTAATCATTATTGACATTTATTTTCTTCCTATGTAAGAGGATTTGCTCTATCAGCGGCGTTTGCTACTGCATTGTCAGCATCACTGCTTGACATTGCATCGGGCATAGTGTTTTTAAATGATATTTCATCTACAGTAGCACTTGCTATTAATTCTGGTAGTTCTTCGTTTAACAGATCTACCAAAGATTTAACCGAATCCTCGTCTCCTTCATCAAAGTCATTTATACCTTCTTGCTTTAACATTGGTATAAGTTCCTCTGTTTTTATTTTTGTTACTCCCTGTTCTCTTAAATAGAATAGGAAATTAACAACCGCATCACCTAACTGATCGACTGCTTGTACTTCACCGAAAAATATCTCGGCAAGTTTCATTACTTCTCTTCTCTACCTAGCGGTGAATCTGCTGGACCGGAAACTTCATCTGCTCCGCCCATCATATCTTCTGTATCTTCGATTGGTGGTAATTCCTCACCTGGTATCTCTGGCATAGGTTCTTCCATGTCAGTTGCTGGTAACTGTCCACCTTGTAATGCAAGTACCTGGTCTCCCATGGCATCTTTAACCATAACAATCGCATCTAACGCAGACTGCAATTGTGACTTTGCTGTCTCATTAAACGACTGTGCTTGTTGTTGGCCAACATTATATTTAATTTCATCAACTAAAGGCATCAATGCCTTTGTCTGAAGTTCGGCAATATCTTCTGCCATCCCTGCTAGCTTATCAACCATATCTTGTGCGGCAAGTAAAATTTGAGCATTTTCCATTTCGTCAGTTTGCTCAGCAATCATTGAAACTGGCATTGTAACAATAGAATTACCATTAGACAATAGCATATCTACTGCTTCAAGCATAAGAACAGTTTTCATATAATGCTTGTCTTGATGACCAGCATTAAATTTATTGTTTTCTGCTAACTTTTGTTTATGGTTTTCTAAATTTACTTTTGCACTTGATAATTGATCAATTGTAGAATTTTCGTTTACACTAACGCCAAATTCCTTATTAAGCCAGCGATTAACCTTGGTAAACCGTCTGGTTTTGTTTGATAAATCATTTAAAAACATTATTATTCCCCGTATATTCCTTAATAAACATATTTATCTATTCTGATATGATTTATGAAGTTTCTTTTTAGCATCAATTGCTAACATACGTGCTTGCTTATATTTTGCATCCATTACGTCATATTTTAACCAATTGGATTCTTTAGCATAAGTGTTTCTTTTCTCTTTACAAAAAATTGCTTCATAAAATTTTTGAGAAAAATTACCATGTTGTTTTAAAATTTCTGTAATATTTCCTGAAGAAAGAGTATATCCTTTATTAATTAAATATGCAACATTATAAGCTACTTCATATAATTCAATATCTTTAACTAAAATAATATTAGTTTTTTTACAGATAATACAATAGTCATTTTTTCTTAATTTTTTGACTTCCCATTCGTTAGCCAATATGCCGCCGTCGTGAACAATAGGTTTATTCTCCACTAAACTTTTATTAGCAATACTTTTTACTAAAGCATTTAACTTCTTTAACACATGTTGTCTCATAAGACTATTTAACTAAATTAAAAAACAATCCCGTAGAGTCCTTGGACCGGGTCAATACGCCACGCTTAACAAGACCGGTGGCTAATTCAAAATCTCTTTCATTAAATTTATCACAATATGCTACATCTGACTCCTTGACCATTTCAAGGACTTTATGTTCTTCATTACTAATATAGGTATGTAAATTACCTAATAGTTCAGCAAATCTCATTTAGTACCTGCTAATTTCATTAATCGTTGCAAATCTGTACCTTCATCACTTTCAGTAGTAGCATTTTGGCTATCTATATAATCAGTAACTGCTTCATATGATTCCCAAGTTTTACCACCAACATTCCATTGTACTTCGTCAAGTGGCAATTCTGGATATTTCCAATCATAGATAGTTGCAACTACAGGATAGGTATCTTCCGGATCATCTTCATCACGAACTTCAAATTCTAAATACCATTCAGCATTAGTCTTATCCATTTGATCGCCTCTTTCTTTAGACTTTGTAGGCTCTCCAAACATACGTACAAGTTCATCATATGTTGTTGTAATTTCGCCGCGTCTGGCTGTACCAGTTACATTAACATGTGCATCATTCTCGACGCCCATAATATCCAGTTGTTCTCTTATCCGGTCCTTTTCGTCTTCTTCCGTTGATTCAACTTCTTCAATGGTTTCCTCTTCATCAGACTGTGCTTCTGTCTCTTCGGCCACTGCCGATTCATTCTTTGGTGCCGCATCGTCATCCTCGTCATGCTTATGTGATAAATCACCACCTTGATGGGAATGTGTTGTACCGTCTTCGTGTGTATGCTCTAACGCATCTGTTTCTTCATCTATAATACCTGCTTCGCGCAAGATTCGAGTTTTCTCTTTTTCAATTGGAATTTCTCTTTCAAGCGTTACTTTATCATAATGATTATTAATCTTTTCTGCTAACGCCTTCATTTCCTCGATTAAATCCATATAGGTTTTTACTGCCATTATTTTTTCCCCTTTGATTTATTATAGGATGCCCATGAAACTGCATAAGGATTATCTACTTTTCCTTTTAATGCTTTTACTTGCTTTTCTCTACCAGGTGGTGCTTTTTCTGTAACTAAATTAGCAGCTTTAAGAAATCGTTGTATATCAAACTTTTCATTGTCTTGCTTAAACACTCTAATTAAAAATTCAGCATGATCTTCTCGTTTATCTCGATTTTCTATATCTCGAAGTACATTAGCAAACATTTCAAAATGTTGTCTAGTTAATGATTCGCCCAATTTTCTTCCTACTGCTGTGCCAGCCGTACCTGCATTAGCTTGCTTCATTAGCATTTTAAATCTAGTAAATAATTGTGGATCTGCCATCATCTTTTGAATAGCTTGTGCATATGGTGCTATTGCTTTTACTAAAATGGGTGGCATTGTTCCACCTTGACTAACTTTATCTAATCCTTTAGCTACCATACTGGCACTTGCTTTACCGCCGCCAACAGTTTTTAATTGTGCGGCTCTTTGGGTAACTTGTTGTGTTGTCTTTTGATCTGGCTGCTCTGCGATACCCTCGTCATTATTAGAATAATTCATTTCATGATGTCTACGAAAATGTGCTACAAAGTCAGCAATTTGATCAACATCTAAATATCTAGCAAGTTCATCAACTAGTATGTTATCTTCCAAACCTAATTCATCTTGTAGTTTATATAATGCTTCTGCTGAATCACCTACTGCTTCTGAAACACCTTCTTTATGCTCAAGAAAATCCTTAACCATATCTAAATCCATATTATGCAACTGTTCCCATTCTGGATTGTCGACCCATTTAATACCTGCTTCGCGATCTGTTTTCATATCGCCTTCATATATGCTAGGATTTTTATTTTGCTTCTTTTTTGTTCTTCGAATCACAGCCGGCCGGCCGTCCGAAGTTGGAGTAAAAAGACTTGAGGCAACCGAAGCAATACTACCTGCTGATGTTGTTTCAAATACTGGTGCTCCTATTTCTTTAAGTTTCATTATTGCATTCCTGCTAATTGTTGTAATCGAAGTAGTTCACGTGGAACCTCTGCTTCGGTCTCATCTGGATAAACTAATTTAAGATTTTTATTACCTGGTTCTACTTTAACTGTCAATGTATCTCCAGTTTTTAAGTCATCTGGCTCCACATCATTGCTTTGTGTATTTTGCATAGTTGATGTTCCTGTTGAATATGTAGATCCTGTATCTATTTCATTACTTGCAGAATCTCTCATATCTGCGGCGGATTGTGTCTTTGTTGTACCTATTGTACCTGTTGTACCTGGTCTATCAGTACTACCTACACTCGATGTCTTAGCACCAGGCATAGCACCAATACTGCTTAATGATTTGGGTGTTTTAGGTGGATTACCACTAAATTCACCACCTGTTCCTTTATTTTGGTTCGCGGTTCGACCTAGCATATTTGTACCACCTGAGTCTGGCTTAAGGTTTTTAGCAACAGTATCAGCTGTCCGTGCAACACCGCCAGCGGCTTTACCAACAACTTGGGCGCCTTTTTTCACAGCCGTTTTCGCCAACCCGGCTACTGCTCGAGCTGCGATGCCAGCTACTGCTGGTAAGATCTCATCTATTCTCATACTTAACTACTCCGTTGCCACCATTTAGTTGAACCACCAGACTTTATTTTTGGTCGAGTACTTTTATTCAATTGCGTAATACGCTTTGTAATTGGATTAAACCGCTTCATCCTTTTTGTTTTCCGAGCAATACGAGGGCCTAGTCGTGCCCTTGTTCTCTTAATACTAAATCTCTTTTTAATATCTAGAGGTTTTGAACAACTAGCCGGTGTTGCTACTAATCTTCCTTTCCGCCAGCCTGCTGTACAACGAAATTTTTGCACAACTTTATTACCACGCCGTGCCCAAACACGCCGTGCTTCCAGCATAGGGTCTTCGCCCAGTAGTTCGCCCAGATTCATGCTTATATTTATCTTAAAAGAGTTTTTAAATTATTTTAATATGACAGCTAATATACTGCCAAGAAGGGTTATAAAAATTGCACCCATACTCCAAATTACTACTTTTTCTATTCGAGAAATTTGTGCTGAGTTTATTTCAATTTTTTGTGATAATCTAACTTCAGATTCTTGTAGATGTTGATGAATAGCAAAATATCGTTCACTACATATAGCCACATGTGCATCAAGACTTTCCGTCTCAATATCATAAGTATCGCCTGCATGAACAGATAATTTGTTTACGTCTGACTTTGCCATAATAGTATTTATCCTATTTCCTTTATAGAAAAATACGTATTTTTTATTTTTAAATCTTTTGTTTCAATATATTCTAACCCATCTAACATAGGTACACCATTTAAATCTTCAACCAATTTTTCAATTGTAATAACACCCTGATGTTCAACTGCAAATGACCAAGTCCAAACATTTCTTATTTTATTTTTATATTCAGAACCAAAACTAAATTTTGTAAGTTTTCTTTTTTTCTTTAAAGGTAAATGAGAACCTAAGGGTTGGCAAACCATACTTAGACAGTTAATAATCATATCCCAATTTTTCTGAGATACATCTTTGCGTCTCGAGGATTGTGTAATATCAATTAAAGTATAAACAGTAAACCACGTTGCTGTATCTGGGTTAAACTCATGCATAAAAATATTTAGTACTAATAAAAAACCCCCTCTAGAGGGGGTTTTTTCTAACTTGCTTAAAACAAAATTAGTATGCGAAATCAACACAAGTGTATGAACCACCTAATGCTGTTGCCAGCGCTGCCGCTGTCCAGGCACTCGGGGACTCAACACCAACATGTGTTAGTACTGCTGGTGAAGCAGAACCATCACCTAGTGCACCAATCATTACGATTGTTGCTTTTGTTTCAATTGTATCTACTACGTGTGTTGCATTAGCTGCTGTTCCTAGTGCTACGCCACCGATTGAGAAGTGCTCAATATCATGACCTATGAATGAACCAGCTGCTACTGCGCCGTTAACTTTTGCTACCATTGGATTTTCTCCTTTATTTTCTATGCACCATTAATATCGATGCTTACATTTATTTATCTTTCAGAAACATTTTTAAACATATTTGTTAATTACTTGCCGCCTCGATACCATACAGGTTTTTTAGCTGTTTTTGTTGTTAAATGCTTACCAAGTCGATATGCACCATATGTGGCGGCGCCTGTAAGACCTATACCTGCGGCAATTTTAGAACGAGCGGACATACCACCTTTTGTGTTTGCAGGTTGTGCTTTTTCCATATCCTTTACAGGCTCTACAGGGACATATTTCTTTTCTTTTGCTAATTTCATCATAACCGGCATAAGTTCTGAACGCATTGCTCTTACTCGCAATGCTTGTATAATTCGTGTTATAACTAATGTCTTTTGTCCATGTTTTAAATTCCCCCAATCTGATACAAGACGACGAACAGACTTATATTGGGAATTATTAATTTTTAATTGTCTTTCTAATCTATATAAAAATGCAGAATCTACACTTTTTCTTGCTACACCTTTAGCAGTTAAACGTAACCATTCCTTTAATTGTGGCACATTTACACGTAAATCTGCTAAAAACAAACTACTTGCTTCTGTATCTGCAAACATATCACTTGTATCATCAGTACCAGTCAACCCTGTTAATAATATATACATATCTGTTCCATTTACACGAAACACATTAAAATTATTAAACATTACTGTTTTTTTAGCATATTGAGCTGCTACTGGTGCATATTTAAATTCATTTTTAAGAATAGTCAACATACATGCATATAGAAATACCAAATCAGCGGCATCTTTAGACGTATAACGACTTAACTGTCGTTTCTGCCTAATTAATCTACTTTCACATAGCTCGTTAATGAATTCTAATTCCATAATACTATTTATTAATATACCTTTTGGAAGTTGGCGGCGCTAAAGCCTAATCTATCAACAATTTTTACAGCATTACCAATATGATCAACTGCTACAAAACCCTCTGGGTCTCTAACTTCAAATGTGCCATCTGGCATTTCCTCAAAAGTATCCATTGCTCTAATACCATTTAACTTTTTAGCAAACATACTTTTAATACTAAACAATCCAAACCATAATTCATATATGTGCAAAAAACTATCTTTATTTGCATCAAAAAACTGCAAACCTGTTTCTAATTCTTGTGTTTTTCTATTAATTGCATCTTCTTTTTTATAATTTGCAATTGTTTTTTCTATTTTTTCTTCAAAACGAGAAATAAAATTTAAAGCAAATTGCTCAGCATTAGCAGGGATAGAACCTTGCCTAACACTTGCATTAATTGTAGCTTCCAGTTGCTTGCCAAACTCTTTACCAAAAGCATCTGTTTCGAGAAAATTAAAAAACTTTCTACCAGTTGATATTAAATCTTTTCTTGCTTCATTCATCGCTTGTCGGATTGCAGTTGTTTCTTCTAATGTGAATGTCACTTGACCACTAACATCTTTTATATTAGCATCACTAAACCAAACATCATCAGTAGAATTTAAATCCTCAACACTGGCGCCATATTTAGCGTCGTTACTTGCAGGCCAGTCTGGATAACTGGTATGAAACACTATACCTATTTTGGCTTTATCTATCTTTCTACCTATATCGCTATTAGATGGAACTGCATATGTTAATGTATTTGGAGTAAAAAATATCGCTTCTTCATCATCCAATAAAGACTTTTCTTTACTTCCTGAAACAAAAAGTAAATCACCTTGTAGCAATCCTTTAAAATTGGGTGGGAAAATCTTAGGCAACTCTTCTAACACTTCTTTTAACTTACTACGCAAATTGCTTTTTTCGTCACCTTGTTTATTAGCATCAATTGCATCTGGCGTATCCATTATACGAGCACCAGTTTTTGCAAAAATACCCTTGTCTCCCATTATAAATTTACCAGTTGTAGCATCTCTACCTGCAAAAATAGCAGGGGATCCGTCCCATTTTGTTGTTATATTTACTGGAGATTTTGTGTGGCCGTCCAACAAATCTAAAAGAGCGGCTCCAATATTTAATGCTTCTTCAGCACCTTTATAGCCACCATGTAAAATATTATCTTCAAAGTGAGTTAAATGAGTGTTTGCACCTTCATCGATTTCAACATCATCCGTGATGGGTTTGCGTGTATAGGAAAGTTTATGAAACCCTACACCTTGTGAGCGTGTAATTCGAGGGCCTCGAAATTTACGCTTCTGTTTTATGTTTAGAATTAGTTCGGTGATCTGCATCGTTTATTCGTCTTAAAGCATTACTAAATTTTTCAAGTTTTCCTGTACGAATTGCATTTAAGAATTTCTTTTGTAATTTATCGGCTGTTTCTGCATCATAATTACCTTCTAATAAGTGCATAATATTATTAGCACTAGCAATAACATGGCTTGCCCGATTCTCAACAATTAATTCTTTATCCTTCTTAGGAAGAATATCTTCAATTTCGCTCAATATGCTTTTAATTTTCATAACAATTTCCGTACCTAGTATTTATCTATTTAAAGTTCTTTTTAACGATCCAATTTATTCATATTTGAAATCATTTTTCTCAAGTTAGATGCTTTAACTTCAGTTGTTTGCCCTTTATCATTTTCTTTATCATCTGTTACTGAAGTTTTTCTAACAACATTACTATATAAAACTTCTGATGGTTGCTCTTCTTCGCCCTCTGGCAAATCACTAATTCTTAAACTATCTATATCAAATTGCAAATCTACCCGTTGCCCTACACCGCTACTACTACGAGTTTTCATAAATTGAATTTGATAACGACCTCGTTCTCGCATAGGTGCACTTGTAAATATACCCATAACATTATCTGCTGTTTGTACTTTACTTAATCCACCTGCAATATGAGAATGATCAAATTCTATTTCTTCTACTGCTGTTCTATTTAACTGTGAGGCCGTTATTAACAATGTATCCAACTCAACTGCTAAATTACGCAACTCCTCTGCAACATATTTGTCTTTAACATACAAATCACTTGGACTTACACGCTTGTCATTTGGCATCATTAAATCTAAATAATCAATTATAATTGCTTGTGGTTGATTACCTGATTGTATTTCATATTCTTTAAGATATGATCTAAGTTGTCCAGTGTTAACACCACTTGGTAAATATGCTATTTGCATTGCGCCTGCTTGTTTAGCAAGCAATTTAACTTTTAATTCTACCTTTTCTAAATCTTTAAATAAACCTCTACTGGACATTCCTGTTGCCATACTATCTATTCGCATTGCAACCAATTCTTCACTTAACTCAAAAGTAAAATATATTACATTTAAACCTATCGAAGCCCAATTTAATGCAAGATTTTGTAAAAATAAACTCTTACCTGTACCACTACCACCTGCAAAAATTGATAATTCACCTTTATTAAAACCACCAAACAATTTTTTATCAATTGCTGTCCAACCTGTACTTACTTGCCCATTATTGTCTTTTAATGACCTTAACCGTTTTATAGGATCTTCAAAATAATCCGTACCTAAACTTTTTGTTAATCCAACTTCACTTGCTTCTTTAACTCGTTTTTCAACTGAATAATATTCACCTTTTTCAATATCATCAGCACTTGCTAAAATTGCTTGCTCTAATGCTTTAAATTTTGCAAAATCTTGAAACTCATCAAGAAACCATTCTTTATGACGAACTGTTACTTCATTATCTATTTCAACTTCTATACCTGTCTTTGCTTTAATCTGATCAATAGTTGGTAAACTATTATATTTTTCTGAATGCTCATTTATTAATATAACTGCTGGCCGTAACTTATTATTAAAATATGTTGGTACAACCAAACTTTGTATACGTACATATAAATCTTTATCGCTTATTAAAAAACCTAAAAATAATTTTTGTAGATCTTCTGTAAACTCTTTTGGCATTATGACGTTTTCTCTTTATTCACTTGCTGGACAAAATGCGGATCATTTTTTAACATCCTATCTATAAAATTTAATAACTTAATAGTTACTATTCGTTTGGTACGCAATTGCGTTGTTATTGACTTTAATACTGTCTGTTCTTTATAATTTAATTTCACACCACATCCTTTTGCAGAGTTAGTTGCTGGTGCACTTCCAGTATCTTCATTTGCATCTTTAACTGGCAGTGCATCATCAAGCACACCTCCTGCTTGATCAACTATATCTTGAAATTTATCGTTCTGCTCTTTTATAACATCCATCTGTTTTTGAAGCTCTTCAATTTTTTTATATAACTCGCTTATATGAGACATTTATAGTTGCCTCTTTAAAACATTTATTCTCATTGAACTATCCTCGATTGTATCTATAATACTTCTCAATGTAAACAATCTGCCATACTTTTTAACTGCATCGGCTACATCTTTAACATTCTTATCCCAGTCAGGAAAACTAACTGCCCAACCATGTTTAATTGCACTTGGTATCAACTTCTTTCCTGCTCTGTCTCTATCCGGTACTAATATAATTTTTTTATTAAAACTATTCAAAAACTCTGCTTGTGTATCTGTTACTTGTGAACCTAATAAGCCAACGCCATCTATACCTATTGCATCAAAAGGTCCTTCGACTAGTATAACATATTTTCTGTCTTTTGTATATAACTGATCTACATTAAACAAATAATCTCGTTGGACATTAACATAATATTTTGGTGTCGTATCTTTATTTGGTTTAATATGCCGAGACACCCAACCTACAATTTTATTTTTAAAATAGCAAGGAACAATAATACGGCTATTTAAATCCATATATGTATCTGGCGACCAATAAAAATCCCAATTCTCATAGATACCTTTACCGCGTGATTGTAAATATGCTAAAACTTTTTTATCTACTTTATCAGAAATAGGAATAGAGTTGTTTGGCAAAACAATGCTCTCCCAATCTAAATTTACTTTTCTTTCTGGCTCGACAACTATATCTTGATCTTTTTCCTTTAAACTTTCTATTTTTAATTTATTAACTACACTATCTTCTATGTTAATACTAGTTAATAAATTAATAAACTTATGTCCTAATACACTTCCACCATGCCAACCAGTTGTATAACCACAATTAAAACAATGATATGAAATTACATTCGTTGTTGTAAAATTAAAGCCACCACGCTTGCGTTTATCAGGCCTTATTTCGCCCATACTGATACACATTGGACAATTTAAAGACATCCAACCACTCGGATTCACTTTTCGACCGGATAGTCGAGATAGAATTAAAGACTTTAACTTATCTATAAGCACTAATATATTTTAACTTCTAATTAGGACTTTGTCAAGTGTACCAGTATTGGCCGCATCAGGAATATGAACAAATCTAACCCAATTTGTTGATATAGTAAAATTAAAAGGGTCAATTCCGGATGTTGCTGTATATGTATTCCAGTCCATAATGAGATTTTCTGGATGTAAATCTATAACAAACCAATTTGTTGGAGCAGTTATATCATGACTACCTTCAGCATAAAACTTACCAGTATATGTTGTTGTATAAACTGCACAAGTATGTAATGAAGTTTGATAACTCCTATTTGGTGAGGCACTTATCGCATCACTTTCATAACGTACGCCATCTAATGTAAATGACGAGGCACTTAATGTAGCTGACGGGCTTGGTAAAATATTATCAAGTATTTCAATTGTACCAATTGCACGTTGTGACAAATCTGTATACAATGCACCTGTCTCACCTGCTGTATCTGTTGTTGTTATACTAAACTCGTATAATCCAGCATCAATGTTAGCAGTGTCTCCCCAACTAAATGTTACATCTAATGTACCTTTTACATTATCATTTACAACAGGTACCTTTGTTAAAACTAATGCACCAGTGTTAGCATCAATAATATTAACTGCTAATGTTAAATGACTAATAGATGCAAGTCGACGATTCTCATCATATACATTAAATGTAATCTTGTCATCTATTCCTTTATGAATTTTAATTGTATTATTATACATGGGTCCTTCCAATCGTTGGCCGTTATTAAGTATCGTTAATTCATGTATTCGTTTATAAAGATAAAGATTACTTGTAGCCATTTGTTTATTACTCTATTATATTTATTCGAATAAGTACAATAGCAATGATAGATGACATAGCAAATATTATCGAAAAATATCCGTTTCTAACTGGTGTAAAATACGCAAAGCAAGAAATTATAGGCATCATACAAAACCATAATACACAAATAACAAGTGTATATTGCTATGACAAAATACAAGACGAAGATAAAGAAAAATTTCTCACTCTAGGTGAAACATGGTGGTGGGAAAGTAATCGCATAACACCAATTAACTTATTCTTACCTCAAGAAATAGAACAATTTCGTTATTGTTTAAGAAATTTTATTAGTAAAGATGTAGAATTTTTGTTTGGTCCTATTACCAGTCTTCATAATATTATACGCAAAAGAGTTAAACGCAGAACTGTACAACTAGTTCGAAAAATTGACAAAGACTAATTAACACCGTCGCAGGTTGATGCCACCAACGGCTTCGACGCTAACAAGTGCATCCTCAATAATTGAATTTAATTGCACCACAATAGCAATCGCATATGCAATTGCATGAGACTTTTTAAAAAAATAACTATCACCAGTTGGCTTAATCCAAACTTCTTTATTAATTGTATCCCAATCCTTATTTAATAAATGCCTTTTTGCTGGACGAATAACTGCTAGTACTGCCGCCAGTTGTTCTATACTGTTTGGCTTTAATTGTTTTACAATATCATAATGGTTATGTATATGAAATAATTGTTCTACCATTTCTTTATGTTCTAATAATTCCCAAACAGGTTCCTGTTGTACTAACTCTTCCAAATGATCATTACTATTAACATTTTTATACACACTAACATTTAAAAGATCTAATTTAAAGTAATTACGAGATTCAGCATCCTTATAATCTATACTTGAAACTCCAGTAAATGGATTAACTGGTATATTATTGAAATACACACCAGTATTATGTTTCTTTTCACCATTAAGACTTGCTGGTATATGTTTTAATATACTTAAAACATCTTCTCTGTTTTTCAAATCAATATCAATATCAGGTAACTTCATATGCCTGCCTCTGATAAAATTGATTTAACAAATGCAACTTCATCATAGTTATTCTCAAATTTTCTATGCCAAAATTTTGGATCCAATGCATCTGCTACTAATGCCATTTGCTCATCACTTAAATTATTCAATGCTGTTTGTCCAGATTGACAATTAAAAACTACCCATGGAGAAATACGTCCTGTTCTAATCCAATATGTAAAAACATTAGAACTAACCTCTTTAAAAAATAATACCCAATCTCTATTCTCTTTTTCTTCCCAGTGTCGCATAAACTTAACACTTCGTTCTAATGCTTCGTTGGCTGATTCACTATTTGTATATTCCCTAACAAATAATTCATATGCACCATCTTTGATCCAGTCATCTAATTTTAAATCATGTTTAACTAACCAATCTACAAAATCTTCGTGCTGTAAACAATTTACATCTTTTGCAAATTTGCCAAACTTGACAAACCCAAGATAAAATTGTGATTGACGGAATTCATCAAATGTTTTAACCTTAGGTTTAATTGCAGTTGAGTTTAATTCATAGAATCGTTGAAATGCTCTAAAACCAAGTTGCACTTGTTTTTCACTTTGAGCTATATGCCGACGTTTTTGTTCACAGGTATGTGCACCTAATGTTTTAACACTTTTATAATCTCTATTACAAAATTTACATTTAAACCCTTCGGCTTTTTTTATTTCTAGATTTTCCATCAAAGATATCAGAAATTTGTTTGTCGTTGTATCCCATTTCTTTTGCAAGAGCTTGGAAGTCATCTTCTGTATTCAGTTCCTTTAATAAATTTAATTCGTCATCGCTTATAGTTGGATACACTGCTAACAAAAATTTATCTATTTTATTTTCTTTTACTTTACTGTTAGGTGTGCCAACCCATTGACGAAAATATTTCTCATTACCTAACCCAATAGCACTTAACAATAACCATTGCAATTCTGGATGAGTACTAATTTCACTATAGTTGCGATTACATAGTTCATTTACAAATAAAATATAATGTTCTTTATTGTTAACTGGACAAGTTGCCCAACGATGTATCATCCAAAAATTCATAGTACTGCTTTTTTTAGATTCTACTGGAAGATTGTTATAAAAACTTCTATCCTTCTTGCCTATTGCAGGAAGAATTTCTTTGAACATGTCAACCTTCATAAAATAAGATCGCCGATATCAATTACATCAGGTATTTTATTTGTCTCTTTTACAAAAAAACAACACAAAGGATTAAATTTATTTTCTATAGGCATTGCTAGTATATGCCCAAATTTTAATTTAGGAAAAAACCATTTAACCTCAACAAACACATTTATTATTTGTATTGGTGCCCAGGTTGGCATATATCCTTTTAATGGATTATATAATAGCGTTTCAAACCCTCGATCATTTAAATTAACCAAAGGTATAATTTCCATATCACCTTGGGTTGGTTCTCCTATTAATACACTCCAGTCTAGTGGCATTTGTACTTGATATTTTCCTATTTGCAATACAACCGCAGGAGTACTAAAACTCTCTAAAAATATCAATGGTAAAAAATAATAATCAATAAATGTTGGATCTGTTGTATCTAATACGCAATACCGTACATCATCAATTACATCTGGTAAATTATTTAAACTATATGCTTCATTTTCTATTGTTAATATTTGCATTTATAACCTTCTTATTATTATACAACAACATAAAACAAATTGCAACTTATTTATAGGAAACTTTCTCAATATTAAACGGATATTGTGCATCGCGATAATATTTTTTTCGTGTTGTTAAATGTCGTTTACTATATTTACAATTACTAGTAATATCCCATATTTGAACAAAGTCTTTATCGTGTGCTTTACGAATCCCTCGTCCAATACTCTGTATCACTCTTACAAAACTTTTTCCTGGCTCTATAAGAACCAAATTAAAGATACGAGGAATATTAATGCCAATAGATGCAACACCGTATGTTGCAATAATAAGATTGTCGTTACTTGTCGCCACTTCATCATAATGTTCTCTACGCTCTTCATTTTTAGTTGCTCCTCTTACAAATATAGCATCTGGAATTCTTTCTATTAGCATCTCACCTGTTTTAATCCTATCAATTAATACAAGTGTATTACCAGCACTTGATATATCCTTTATTACACTTGCCAAATAGTCTATTCTATTTGCATCTGTTGACAAATACTTTAACTCACTTGGGTAATTTGGATATTCAACATCGTCTTTTAATTGCAAAACTTTAACTTCGCAATTACTTAACACACCTTGCTCTTGCAACGAGTGTGCGCTTATACGATTTATAACTTCACCAAGGCTTGCTTTAAGACTTACAAACTCATACTCCGCCTTTGGTATTGTTCCAGTTAATCCCCATCGTATAGGTACATTAGCAAATACACCAGTAAGCAATTCTTTTAGCACATCTGCTTTTGCTTGATGTACCTCATCCACCATGATACAAATAACATCTTCTATGAATTGCTCTATGTCAATGTCTGCTTCTTTTCGTTTGCTCTTTTTTAATAGGACATTCAATGATTGCCAAGTACAAATAGTATGGGTGCAATTAAACTCTTTCCTATCTCCATAGAACACACCCACATCTAACCCTAAGTTAATATAATCTTCCTCTGTTTGAGTAACTAAACTCTTATTAGGAACTATAACTATAGTCCTGCCATACGGCTCACATAACTTACTTAACGTGGCAGTAATAATTGTTTTACCTGCGGCTGTTGCAATCTCTTGTAAACTTTGCAAGTGATTTAAAAAACTATTAATAGCCTCTACCTGATAATCACGCAATACAATAGGTTGCCCTTCGTGCGTATGTTTTTTTGGCCAGTTAATATTACTTAAATAATTTTCATCAATTTCATCAAACTTTAGGTTCCAAGTCTGCCTATGATCCTCAATATCAATATCATAGCCTGCATTTTGGATTATTGGTAGTAATGTATCCAGCAAATTAAGGTATGTCCTACCACCTACATCACAGAAGCGAATCATACCATCCCATCGTCCTAACTTATACGCAGGCATATGGTAGGCATATGGCAACATAAATTTAAGAGCGGCGGACATTTTACGACGAGTCATTGGATCTATTTGATCAAACTTAATATTAACCTCGTCCTTTATGATTAATTTTGCTGTAGCCATAATACTATTTTATACTAAAACGGAAAAAAAGTCAATGTAAAAACCGGGGGTTGCCCCCCGGCCACTATCCGCTCAGACAGTGTAAATCTTATACGGTTGGTTGTCTTTGCATACAAGTCGTTTCAACCAGTCGTTTCCATTTCTCATCTTTAGGAGCCATATTATACAAGTCAGCAACCTTGAGAACCATTCGAAGTGATACTTCGCGTAGTTTATCTTTGTTATCATCAATGTAATTAACGATCATCTGATCGTCACCTTCCTTAAGGTTGTGCTCATCAAGCATACCGTCTCCAACAATCTGTTTAATACGCATCATTCTGTCACGCATTGTATCCAGTGTCAGATCCAAATAATGACAACGGGAGATAATGGCTTCCAAGTGATCCTTGATCTTGCCAATTCGATTACCCTTCGTTAGTTTGTCAAACTTCAAGTTTGAAATAAAGATAATCGAACCATGAAATTCAAAGTGATCCGGAATTCCCTCTTGCCGCAGTTTTGAAGAATCTGCATTCCAAAAAATCCTGCGATGCTTACCTGAATCCAAAGCACCTTTAAGAATGTTCAGTGCTAGTTCGTCCCAGAGGATTGTATCGCAATCATCTAGTACCAGCACTCGTCCCTTGTCGCTCCAATTATAAAGTAAGCAATACAAACCCAAGGCAGTCATTGCGCCTTTGACGACCATATACTTAGGGTCCTTGCCGGCGAGTTTATTAAAAGTATGGCGTCTTTCGAGAGTGCTCTCTACACCAAACGATTTACCAACACCTGGAGGGCCTGATACTATCATACCACGTACCGTTCCTTCCATTGTGGCTTCTGTCATTTCCTCAAGAATGTCAAAGCGTTCACGAATTCTCGTAATCGTTTCTTCATCTGTTTCAACTGGCTTGGTCCGTTTTGCTGGATCTGCTGGACCAACTGGCGTGTCGCCAGTTACAAATTCGTATGCTGACTTATCAACAATCTTAATCTGTGCCTTGCCGTTGCTTGATTTGTTCCACGGATGTCCAGAGAACTCTGAACAGTCTACCGTAATTGAGTTTCCCTTCTTGCCCACAGTAAAATCTTTGAGCAATGGAAAAACCATATCTTGTACAGGTTCGTTACGGTACGAGCCAGTAACCTTTACTAACGTTTGAGCGGACATATAGTTACCTATGTTGAAGTTAAAATATTGCTACCCATAACACGATAGCACCAATGATGGCACAAATTGCCAAAATAGCAGTAACCAAAAAATTCGCTAATCCTGGTAAACACTTAACTACCAAAACAAGCAAGATTAGAAATAGTAGAACTTCTATCATTATGTATACATTATACTACGGGTTAGAGATCTGTCAATCTTAAACAACATCATACTCGATATACCGCGGGAAGTTTAGGGGATTTCTAATCATTTATCTTTTCCTTAATTTCTCATTCTATACATATATTATAGCACGAATTGGATATTCGTCAATCTTAAAAAAGTGTGGGTTTTTTACAACAAAAAACCACTTGTTTTAGTAGGGTTTTAAATAAGAATTATTCTCATTATGAAATACCCTGATTTTTATCTGGTTTTTAAGTAAGCATCTAGCAAATTTATGATATTTGCAGTTCCTACCGGATCTGAACTATGTACATTGAATTCAAAATCAACAGGTATAATATTGTAAGCAAGATCCTGGTCTACAAGCCATTTAGCAAAATCATATCCAGTTTTAGCAGTTGCATCACCTAGGTGATGATCAAAACTAATATAAACAGGGCAACCTTTATCTATTACTATATTAACTGCTTCATCATATGTACGAGCCAATAACCAGCCTGGCGTATTCTTAAGTCCGGATCCAACATGTGCAGGAACTCTTATATCGTCAAGATACAACTTATACCTCACAACTAACTCCTATTAAATTACTTTAATATAGAATTTGTTAGTTTAGACATATGTTCATGCAAATTATTTTCTTGGCCTAATTGCCTTTCAAACGCTGCGTTCAAAAATTTTGATGAAAGTGCTATGTCTTTAACAAAATCCTCATCAACAATATTTATATTATTTCTCATAGCAACACCACCTATTGCATCAACACATTCTTGCACTAGCTTTTCTGATTTATTATTATTCATATAACTATATTAACAAAAAAAGTATATTTGTCAATGATAACTCAAAAAGAAAGGACGCCGAAACGTCCTTTCATCAAATGGTCGAGTATTTCTTCTCTAATTTAATTTTCCAATCTTGATACAATTTTAGCAAGTATTTTCTTTTATTATTCTATCGATTTTTACAATACCCTACCACGTATATATTTATAAATTTATAATATATTCTCATTAGTAAGTATGTCTAAATCAGCATCTGTAATGACAACAGTTGAACTAACATTTAATTCAAGAATATTTTCACTTATTACTACTCTTTCTCGACGAAAGTCTGACAACTTTGATTTATATTCTTCATACCCATTACGAACTAATTTTTCATATCTTCCAATAAGTGTGTTAAGCTGTACTCGTTTTGTCAACAAAGTACTAACACCCGTTTCAACATTTGCTTTGCCTACTTTATCTCGCAAACTATACAATACCGACTCTAATTCTTCTACTCGAGTTAACCGTTCTGGTAATTCATTTGATAACTCAGTATCCAAATTTATATCACTGATAGCTTGACGAATTTGCTCCTGTAAAGTTGCGGCCTTGCGTAAATTAATACTCATTACAATTCTCCTTTACAATATATTAATGTAATTATTATACACTATAGACAATCGGTCTGTCAAGAACAATTATCCATTTCTATTACTTATTCGGATTACCATAAAACATATTGATTTCGGAATCTTCGAGACCAGCAACTCGCAACTTAACAATATTATTAATTTGAAACTGCTTTGCTTCAAGTGCTTTTAACACTCCAAGAAACAGATTTCGTAATAAACCAAACTCGTTAATAAGTTCTGTTTGATCAACAATTATTTGTTCACCATCAACATATGCTGATGCATCGCGTGAACTTAATTGCCTATTATACTTTTCTAAATACATTCTAAAAGTTTGTGCTCGTAGCTTTCTTAAATGTATATTTAAATGTTCTAGAATTGCTTCAATTTCTTGCAATTCAGAAAAACGTAATTGTACAATTGCTGGAATAGCACTTGCGGCTTTTTCAATACTTCCAGTAAATTTAATTTCATTACGTGCTATAGCTAACTGCCCTTCATAATAATCTATGCAATCAGGAAGGGCAGCTATACTTTCAACTACCTGTTGATACCAACTGGCCATTAATATTCCTCTTCGTCTTCGTCTTCGTCTTCGGCTTCTTCTAAATGGTCAGTTAATGCCTTGGCAAGATGCGAATCTAAAGTATCACAATCTCTCATTTCTTCAATGTCGCCATTTGTATCATAAAAATCTATAATACTATATGCGGCATCTGCTCTTTCTTTTTGAGGGATATATGGTCTTAACAGACTCCACATCTCTACTATTACATCAGGATTAATATCCATCAATTATCTCCATGTTCATTACAATAACGGATATTTACCTAATCCTCTTCAATTTCTTCTAATACTGAGTCTTCTACAACTGTTTCAAGTACTACACCATCACCTTGCTCTTTCAAAATAACAGGCAATGTATCTGCGTTCCATCCTTTCCTAAAATATATATGTTCTTCACCATCTTTATCAATATATCTTAATCTATTACCTTGTTTAACAAGGACACCAGATTTTTCAAACATATCAACTAATCCGCTGTATGGACTCATACCTGTTTCATATGGAATCTCAACTTGCACTGATTCAAATGGTTTTGAAAATCTTGTTTTCATAACTTTCATTGCGGCTCTAATTCCTAAAACCTCAGAAACCTTATTACCATCTGCATCCACCTTAAGTTTTAATTTCCGCATAGCAACAACAATTGAACTTGCATACACAAACCCTTGGCCGCCTGATATCTTATCATCTGGGTTAAACATATCCTGCGAAGCATATGTATGGTTTGTAACTATAAACCCAATTGGATATGGAGCAATATTATTAACTGTATTACGAATCAATGCTGTAAGTGCTTTAGGCTTGCGTCCTAAATCACCTTTTAAATCACCAGCCTCAAACTGTTTAATGTCGGTTGGCGATAGCAACATTCCCAAACTATCAATAATAATTACTACTTTTGGACAATCTGCATAGTCATTGCCCTGGTTTTCTTCTCGATAACCTTTAAGGAATTCTGATAGGGTTTTAGCAACACTATCAATCATAGATATATTAATTTTTAGAAGTTTGTCTTCACTTGTATCTACACCAAGTGCCTGTAGCCAAGTATTATCAAGTGCATTTTCACTGTCCATCATAACAACAAAGCAACCAGAATTCTGTGCATTGCGAGCCAAATTACCACTTACAACTAAACTTTTACCTGAACCGGATTCTCCAGCAAACATAGTTACCTTACCAAGTGGAACACCTTTATAATAGTCTCCACTAATAAGATAATTTAATGCATAACTGCCAGTGTCAATCCAGTCCTTAGGATCATTGAAGCCTAAACTTAGACCGTCAATGTTTTTTGTTAAACTTTTTCTTAACTTAGAAAAATCATAGGGTTTTACCATTTATTATCCTCCGTGAAATAAGAGGGGGCGAACCCCCTCTTGTATGTTTTCAAGCCGACTCTGTTTCAGTCTTTTTACGATTACGAATCATAGCAAGAATTTCATCTGCACTTTTGTTATTGCCAGATGTTTCCTCACTAACTGTTTCTGTTACAGTTTCAGATTCAGTTGTATCGCTTGCTGTAACCGCCACTGTTTCAGTTTGAGCAACTTGTGCAACTTGTACAGTTTCAGTTTTCGTTGATGCTGAGACACCATATGGACGATAATGATCGCTCCATTTTGCTGGGTCATACAGTTCACCATCTACAGATGCCTGAAACATGTCATAAATTACTTTCACACCATCAGCTGATGGCCTCTTTGGAAGATAATCATTTAAAGTAAACAAACCATGTGCACTAACAGAAGTTAATTCATCTTCCGATAAACTTCGTTCTCGTCGTGCCCAGTTTGATGTTGAATAATCAGCATACTGACCTTTTTGTGTCTTAGTAAGACGGAAATCAGTTCCTGCTGTATAATCAGTTGGTAAATTTTCCATTTCTGGATCCATTAATGCCGCTTTGATAATCTTATAAATCGAAGGATTTATAACAAAACGCCTAATGGGATTTTCTGGAGTTGCGTCACCTTCCAATGGATTATTTACAACAAATCCTTGAAAGATGTATGAACGCTTTTTCCAATACTTACGTCCGATATCCTCAAGTGCTGGATCTTTGAACCATGGACGAATTTCTGCGTGTACTGGACAAGTCTCGCCCCACATTTCTATACACGGTACGTTTACCGTAATAGGTTTTGCTTCGTCCTGTCCTTTCACACCTGGAAAAGGCATACGAATCATTTGGCGCTCTTGCCAAAAGAATGTATTGCTTTCGTCCCCATCGGGAAGAAATCGTAATGTTGCTGTAGTATCGCTAGGGATATTCCAAAACGCATAAATTGCGTTATCTGTTTCGCGAGTACCAGTCTGACGCTGGTCCTGTGCCGCGAGTTTTGCTCTTAACTCTGCCAATGTAGCCATATATTTTCTCCTTTATTAGCCTAAATATTAGTTTTAAAATTAAGTATAACTTAATTAAATACATTATAGTATCTAATTGAACAAATGTCAAGTAAAAAATAACAAAATTAACAATAAATATTATATAGGTATTTATCTTACATGTCAACATATGAATAAGAAACATTTCTGCTACATACCATTTGATGGTATTACAATCGATCCGCGAGGTCTTGCTCAATTATGTCCTGTCTGGTCAGATGAGGCAGACCACAGTCTACATGACTTTACAAAATCAAGTACTACAATAGAAAACATATTCTATGGTGATCGTATAAAAGAGATTAGAGAAAAAATGCTTAACGATGAATATATTGACGCATGTAATTATTGTTATAGCAAAGAAAAACACAATCTAGAAAGTAAACGACTAAAATATGCTAATGGGAGGATACGCCTACCAACCGATATTGAACCAAAAATTAAATATCTCGATATTAGTTTTAGTAATCAATGTAACCTTGCTTGTGCTATGTGCAACAGCATTCACAGTTCTCATTGGCATCAACAAGAAAAGTCTATGCCGCCAAAAGCAGTTAATGCACTAAAAACACATTACAACTATAACCAATTTAAACCAGTTGTATTACAAAAGGAAGTACTTGAGTCAATATTAGATAACATTAACGATTTGGAATTACTAATTATAAAAGGTGGCGAGCCTTTGTACGATAAAAATTGTTTAACTTTCTTAGACAAAATCAGCAAAGTAAAACCAACTCTCAAAATAAGAATGGTTAGCAACATAACATCCATACCTAAAAAAACTTTAGAAATTTTTGATAAACTAAAAGATATAGAAATTTTTGCCAGCATCGACGGCATACATAGAACATACGAATGGATACGTGGTACAAACTTTAATAACATTGACAAAAACTTTCAAGTATTACTAAATCATCCAAACATAACACTACTTGGTATTAACTTTGTATTAAGCATATACAATGTTGGTAACATGATTAATACTTTTAACTATTTTTCAAAGTATCAAAATAAAATTTTTGATAGCAATAGCATAAATGTATATCCAGCAGTACAACCATACTTGTCTGCTAACTTACTATTAGAAGAACACAAAGAAGTAACATTTAAAAACATAATAAAAGAAGTACAAGAAAATGTTTTTAAAATTAGTCCAATAGAAATACAAAGTATTGAGAATATAATTTTTAATGTTAAAGATCCGTTTCCTGTAATGAGCAGAAAAGAAAATACATATAATGAACATCAAGCATTTGTTGAATTTACTAATTGGATGGACACTGTTCGTAAATTTAATATACAAGACGAACACCAGTACATAAGAGAAATAATGAATTATGCCAATACCTGATATTACAATATTAAATAGCCTAATAGACAGAGAACCCGGTTCTCGTAAACGACCTATGTTTGATTCAGAAGTACATAAGTTTCATAATACTTTACATAATACTATGAGATTTGACAATTTTAAAAACATTACAACAGGCGATACTGAAGATTACAATACAATAACAGAACTATTCAAAGAAAAAACACATAAATGGATATGTGATCACAAACTAATATCATTTACAGGGTTAGATGCCTTTCCAGATAGAGATATATGCTTAGGAGTAACACATCAAATAGATGAACTCCACATGATGCACAATAAAAAAATAGTAATATTTGATGGTGACTATGCTTACCATCGTAGATTGTTCCCTAGTATTAATAAAAGAACAGTTGATACACTTGCAACTGGTGATGTATTAGTTATAGCAACACCTTTTACATTCTATAATAACGATGTTCATCCTGAAATGACAAAGATTTTAGAAAAATGCTTACAACTAAAAATTCCCGTACACATTGATGCGGCATGGTATTCTTGTTGTAAGGATATTAACTTTAATGTAGATCATCCTGCTATTAAAACAGTAACATTTTCGTTAAGTAAAGCATTTGGGATGAATTTACATCGTATAGGATTGCGTTATTCTCGAAAACGAGAAAATGGACCTATACTTTTAATGAATGATTTTAAATATGTTAATATTGCAGATGTATGGGTAGGTTTAGAATTTATGCAACACTTTGGTACTGACTTTTGGTGGCGCAAATACGAAAAACATTATAATACAATAATACAACATTGTGATTTAGCATATAGCAAAGCAATACACACAGCACAATCGCTTGATAAAGATGGCAATATTATTAGGCCTGTACCTATGCGACATGCGTTATTATATATGGAATACGGTGTTATTCCGAATCAAGATCCGACTCAACCACTTCCATATCAGCTTTAACCTTTGGAAACGGTGCATGATCGGGCATATCGTCGTTAACATCAAACATTAATTCTTTTATACGAGAGAATGTTTCATCTTTGGGCGTAATCTTACCATGTAAAATTGAGTCATTGTGCCAGTCAGCAAGTATATCATGTGTATCTGCTTCAACTACTTGCCATTCTTTAATAGAATTGGCCATAATTGCATCAATTATATCTTTTTTAGTATCAGCAGACCATTGATGCCCAGGTCTAGTATGATCTAAAATAATATATTGACCAAACTCAACATCAATTGCTTCGTTTATTAAATCAAAAATTCTCATAATAATATTTATATTCCTGCTAAATGTTTAATACGATTTAAATCAGCAGACTCGGTATGTTCGCGATCATCATCATAATCTGGGTGGAATGGCATATCCTTTGTGTTACCAGCAGGACCAAATGTTTCAGGATGTTGTGTAAAAAAGTCATTTAATTTTTCAATATATGGTCCGTATTTTTCAACAGGTGGTTTGTTTTGTTTGCCTAATGCTGAATCTGGCTCTATATTACTCATATCTACATTTGGATCGTATTCTGCAGATATATGAGACTCTCCATGTTTATCGCGCAAACTATAAACTAAATGACCATCGGTTAATTCTTCATCATCATCGTCATCAGCATCTCTAATTTGATCTACCATCCACTCGAATGCGTGTTCTTCCTCATAACCCAATATATCTTCCAGAGCGTACGACAATTGAGGATCGACCTCACCATCATTTATTTTATTGGCAATAAAATCTTGAACATCTGTGTCATTCTCTTCTAGCCATTCTAAAAGCCACTCATAAGCCGAGTCGTCAGTCTGATCTTCAAAGTCGACATAAGCATTAAATGTATCTCTTAATCCTAGAGTTAAATCTCCCTGTTCGCCAACTGGACAATAACCACTAATGCAATTCTGCATCATGTCGCCTTCGCGTTTCATTTCTTCTTGTGAGTCTAACCTTACCCATTTAGAACCATTTTTAAACTTCATTATAACTGGTGCTTCGGCTTCGACACGCCGTCTTTCTGCTGAATCGTGTTTCCATTTTTGAGCACCTAATTGAGTCATAACTTTCATTGCGTCTTCTAGGCCTGGCAAATCAAATTTACCTTGTTCGTATTTCTTTTTAATAGGAAGGAGTTTATTTGCAATATGTGGATCTAATGTTTTTGCATCTTTAACTAAATTATGAAATTTATAAAACAATGGATTACTAGTAGGTTCACCGTCATCAGGTATAAAAAGATCAAGCATATTGTTATAGAAAGAATCTAATACGTCTTTATTTACTGTATATACATCTGAGGCATTTTTAATAAAATCTGGATCTGTTTCTTTAGGTTTATACGGTTTTAGTGGCGTGGATACCTCGGGGTACATAATTGGCTTATTATTAATGATATCTTTTCTTAATCTTTTTAGAAAAGCAGTGTGATTAATACCAGGGTTAGAATCTTCTAAATCCTCACCCATTTCATGAATCCATTTGTCAAGGAGGTCTAAACCTTTTGGCTCAACGTTAGCCTCTAATATTATATCTTCGACTAACATAGTTTAATTCCTTATACACCTGCTAAATGCTTAACACGATCAAGTTCTATACTTTCTTCTACTTCATCGTCTTCTTCAGCATCAGCATCTTCTGTAGTTTCTTCCTTGTCGCCATTTTTAGCATCAAGCATTTTTTGGAAAGCTGCTTTTTGTGCTTCGCTTTGTGCTTCGTCTATTTGCTCTGCTTCGTCGTCGGCTTCGTCATCTTCAATTACTGGCTCTATGCCTGCTAAATGCGTAACACGATCAAGCTCATCATTTGCAGGTGCTTCAGCTAGGATCCAACCATTTGCAAGATATTCATCTACTTGTGCTGTATCAATAACTAATACACCCTCATCCTTTTTATAAACTTTAGCATCGCTGCCGTCGCCTTTATACTGGCGTGGTTCGCCTTCGTTAATAACATCTTCGCCACTTAATGCGGAATAAAGATCTTCTGCTTTAACATCGTATTCAAGTCCAACTTCTTCACACATGCCCTTAATCTTACGGATTAACGGTGATCCATCACCCATACGAGGTAATGTACCCATGCGTTCTTTAGCAGTTGCTAATGCACGGTTAAAATCTACGAACGTATCTTCTGAAACTACTACTTCTTCAAATAGTGTTTTATCATCAGCAACAGACTCTACCCAGTCATTAAATATCTTGCTTTCCACCTCAGGTGGATCAAATTCATCTGGCATGTCTTCTGTATCCTGTTGTGTAAATTCATCAGCTGAATCATCAGCATCTGCTGAATCAGCCTTACCAAAAATACCTTGCTCATTTGCTTGGGTCATAATATTTTGTACAATGATGCCAGCATCTGATTCGGAGTTAATACCCTTTTCTTCAAGTTTTGAAAGTGCTTCCATTGCATCATCATTATTTGAAATGTTACTTAAAAACGAAGATAGCAAATCATCTTCTATTAAGCTTGCAAGTTCTCTAACTTTATATCCATATTCATACTTTGGCTCTGAAAAATTAAGTATGTTAGCACTTGCATATTCGTCTTGTGCCCCTGAAGGCTCATGGAATGATACATTCTCTGACTTTTGTATAAGCGATGGTATATCTTTTAACTTTTCACCGGATGATCTTTTTGCATCCTTTGACAATCTATATTCAAGAATTTGAGAAATTAATGGCAATGTTTCTTCTAGTGATTCATCAAATGTTTTGGCAGTAAACATATTACGAAGTTCTGTAACTTTATCATCAGTTGCTTCATATGCATCTTCTTGAATAGCACTTACTTGTTCTGTGTATCCTCTAACACTTGTTAGACGACTTAAATTCTTTCTAATATCTTGATAGCGATCTTTGATTGCTTCAATAATATTTGATGTTTCTTCGTTGACAACATTATTAGATTTTGCATATCGCATAAAGCGTTGCAATTTTTTATAATCTTCAGACAACTTTGCAACATGACTACCAACTGAATCATATGGAGTACCTCCCATACTTACGTGGCGTGCCATTGCTCTAGCGCCTGCTAAATGTATATGTGGATATTGAAATCTTTCTCCGGCTCCATTTTCTATAAATAAAGCCTTAATATTCCTACTCCGGGATCCACGTACCGTTTCGTCTACTGGTTTTAAATGTCTCACAATTAACTTTACATTGTCATCTACCAATTGGTAACTTGACTTTGTACTGCCAGCCATTGAAGACATACCTTCTGCCATTTGTTTCATTGCTAATTCCTCATCGTTTATTGATTTGATTGCCTGGTGCACATAGTCTTTTGGTTTTAAAGAATGTCCAAATGATTTAAAATCAAAATTTAATCTATACTTGCGTGATAAATTTTTTAAAGTTGAATGTAAATTTTCTATTTCTGCTAGCTCAACAGTATCTGGTTTATGTAATTTAAGGATTGCATCCTCTTCACTTATAGTAACCATTATATTCGATGGCTTTAGAAAAAATCTACGTGCTTCCCTGTCATCTAATGTTTGATCACCTTGCTCAGTGAACATCTCTAATCGATAACCGGAACCTTTTATAACTTTACGGACCTCAGAGGCCACATTCTCTATGCTTATACCCATAATACATATTTATCAATTTAATTAAATTATGCCCATCGGCAATGGCTCTTCAAAACCAAATTCATCGTCATCGCCTGCATTTTGTGCCAACCTTTCATGAATTCTATCATCATATTTTGCCAAATGATTGCTTATTCGTAAAACTAGCAAAGTTGCAGATATTAAATCATCTGTTTCACCTACTTTTGCTTCAAACTTTAAACCATTAGCAACAAAGTTCTTTAATTCTTTAACTAAACGTCTACTATTAACTTCCATTTTATTTGCTTCAACTAAATTTTTTAATGTTGCACACACTGATAATTTAGTTTTAGCAGTTGTTGTAAATCCTTTACGATATCGTCGTTGTCCACTACCAGTCTTTGGTTGGTTAACCATCATTCCAGCAAAATTTTCCTCGCCAGTATGTTCTATAACGGTTAAACATGCTTCACCGAGTGTGTTGTTTTCAACACTCCAATATATCTCTGTTTCGGTATGTGCTGTCTCTGTATAACCTGTTTCTTTTGCAATATAACCTATAATGTCTTGCATTATTTTTATTTGGCGTTTTACTGGAGATTTATTATGTTGCCATTCTGCTACTTGTTCCATAGTTATTCCATCAAAAACTTCAATGGCCGCGTAGTCGCCACCGGTACCTAAACTTGGATCCAGTCCTATTAAATAAATTCTACCTTTCTTTGGCCTATGAAACCATCGTACTTCGCCTGTTCTCATAAGAGGCTCGCGGCCTTTTAAACCTACTAACTTTAGTGCATCAATTAAAGTTTCATCATATATAATAAATTCACATAAATGTTCTCGTCTAAACCGTTCTTCACCTACTCTCGAACGTTCTTCTTTTGCCCATTTTTCATTTCGTTCTGGATGCTGATCCCATACTACTTTTAATCCTGAGAAGCCATTCTTTCCTAACTCTGTAGGCTCACCATATTCATCATGTGTTGCATTTGCTTCTCGCCAAATTGTAGAGAATTGATCATCATCACTATTAGGCGTTGAAGTAATAATACATTTACCACCTGTTGCAAGTGTTGGTGACAATGCTGTCCAAAATTCTTTTGCTACTCTTGGTTGTACGAATGCAAACTCGTCCATATAAATTAGCGACAAGGACATACCACGTCCAGTAGTTTCAGTAGTTGTGGCTGCCATAATTCGTGAACCATTATCAAAATCTATACTATTTCTATTATAATTAACTACACCACACCTTACAAAATCTGGTACACTCTCATATGCATATCGAACACGTTGCATAATTTCTGCAGCTCCAGTATATTTGTGTGCGGCAATTAATATAGTACTATCTGCTTTAAACATTGCAAACCACAAAAGATATCCTGCGGCAACAGTGGTTTTACCCATTTGCCTAGCACACATATTAATTGAGAAACGATAATTATGATAGTTATCTATTAAATCATGCTGAAAATTATATGGCTTAAATTCAATTCTTCCTCTAACAGGATGCTGTATGTATATAAAATTACTCATAAAATGCAACGGTCCAGTATCAGGATTGAGACATTTTTCCAAATGCTCTACTTGCTGTTTACTATATTTTGTTTTTTTATGAGCAGTCTTAACTAAATGACTGTCTGTTCCGTGTGGCATGTAAATATTTATATTATCGATCTAAAGTTGTAATACGATTAAAACCAGGGCCTATAGAAATCTTAAGCGTATATCTTACCGTCCTGTACTCAATCTTACCAGATCGATTGGATTTCTTCCAGTTACCACCAGCCGTTGCTAATCTTATCTCAAAAACAATTTCTTCATTATCTTTAAAGGTATTCATAACACGTAAATTTGGCGGGCTTCCTGCTTTTACAGTTGTTATTGCATGAAGATTTATCTTATCTACATTCTTACGAATATTATTTAGATGCCCGATTTTATAGCCCGAACCTCGAGTAATTCCAAGTACTTTTAAATCATCACCCTTTGATACGTGTATCTTTAAAAAATTTTCTAGGTTAGTAAGAAACAGTGCTTCTTGTCTATTAGTATTGATATTTTGATTAATTTGGTCAGCTGCGTTTTTCATATGAAATACTGTTTCTTTAAAAGCATCTGACTCGCGACGTTTTTTTATCAAGTCAGTATCTTTCTCACTTTGATATTTTTTCGTTTTAATACTTGCATTAACCTTATCTAAATCATCCCGAATAGAATTTTTATCAATAGTTACACCAATATCATTCCAAAAAGTTATTTGATCTCTAGATTTTATAGTTCCATCTTTATTATAAGTCGTATTTTTTACAACTGCTGGGTTTTGACCTACTGGTATTAATTTACCACCTTCATCATATTTTAAACTATATAATTGAGTTATTTCATAGGGAAGGGTAGTATCCGCCGTCGCTGCTCCTATCATTTCGGGATTACTATGTACAATCTTAACATCTACTTTAGTAGTACTTTGATCTTCTCCTCCAATTGCTGATATAACAACCAAATCTGCTATTCCATTTTCTAAAATCTTTTTAGCACTTATCTTACTATCTATTGCTTCAAGTTCACCATTCGCGGCCGCTAATACAGATGGGAAGTTATGACGGATGAATTCTACAGTATTATTAAACTCGTTTGGACTAAACGCATTGAGATGTAACTGATTCTTAATTACGTTCTTAACTTGTATAGTATCAGCGGGTTTTCCTGCATTATTAACAGAATAACTCATTCCTGTCTTTGGTGTTAATTGTTTAGCAATTGAAAGCATAGTTGCTTCATCTGCTTGTCTTGGATAATTTAAAAAAGCTGCTGCCATGGCTGCGCCAAAAAAGGTTTCAGCAATATCGCCTTTTGTTAAACCTGTTCTTTCAAATATAAAATCATGCGCTCGCATTGTATCTATGTCCTGTTATTTGATTAAGTTTTGCTAACTCATTCCCTAACTGTCTCAATGGCTCGCTTAATTTATCATCATCGGCTTCGGCTTTTTTTATTATATCGTTAAAATCAACATCATCTAACTCATCATTTATATGTCTTAGTCGTTTTGCTTGTTTCTTTATTACACCACCTACGCCAGTCCAGATGCGATGGTCACCGACATGCGGCCTGGTGTCTCGACGACGACCTGGCATATTTGCAATGTCGTTATAGTCTTCAACAAGCTCAACTAATCTCATTATTCAGTCTTATATTTGTCATACGCGGCAGTATAATCTTCTTCTAACTGCCCTGCATTCTTATAAGGGTTGTCGCCGCCAGCAACACGTCGTTGCCTTGGCTGTTTCTTAGATAGTCCAACAACTAAATCTTTAAGACCAAATGTTTTTGCATCACTTGAATGATCTTGCTCAACATCTTCAACTTCTTCAACTGCCTCATCATGTCCTACAGGAGGATGTGACACTTTTGAAATTAAATCCTTCATTGAGGAAACTGGACTTGGTTCGTCATGATCCATATCTACACCAGCAATCTCATCGCCATCAGGCTCTGAATGTCCAGTGTCCATACCTGATAATTGTAATACTCGTATTAACTCATCTGGTTGATCACTTGTAACTGTCATTGTCTTATGTGTACTACCTTCATCTTTTGTAACACTTAGATTGTAGTTTGTTTTTGGCATTTCCATCTCGTCGCCGCATCCACTACCACACATCTCATTTACTCTCATTTCATTCTCCATATTTGTTTTTTGTTCTTTCGTTGCTTCTGGTGCACTTGGGTTATCGTTCTCGAAAACAAAACTCTTCTTATTATCATTTAACAACTCTCGCAAGTCGTTGTTAGGAATTTGTGCACTTTCGCCGGGTACAGCTAATACCATACCTGAATTTGTTATCGTTTTTGCTAATTCTTGCATTTCCATATCATCTGCAAAAGGAGAATCAGGTTTCGACGACACCGGTTCTGTTGGTGCTGGAACTCTCATAGGTGTACCGTCTGGTTTTGTAATCTCACTGGCCTTGGCTGCCTCAACATATCGCTCATACATTTCATCATCCGATGCTTTAAGTATAGGATCAGTTGACGTTGGATCTGTTTTGCGCCATTCGCCGCTGTCTGTTTTTCCAGCCCATTGTGTACCGTCCCACATATATGATACATCAGTATGTTTAAATGTTGCACCTTTTGGTATACTACCTGTACCTGATTTTGTAGTACGTACTTCATAATCTGTCAAAGCATCATCAATTGCTTCATCTGATAATTTAGCTGCATTCTTTAATATATTTCTTATACTATCAGTATCTAACTTATTACCTGACTTTTTCCAAGCCTTATTGGCATTATACTTTATAGTACTCCAATTGAATCTCGGATCGTCTATTCTTCCAGCTGCT